GGTATCCTGGACATCAACCAATATGTGCCGCTCAAGATTAAGCAATCCGACTTTGTCAAGTCTATCTTCACCATGTACAATTTATATGTTGACATCGATGTGGACCAACCAAACAAGCTCATCCTCAAGCACAGGGATGAGTACTATGATTCAGGTCAAGAGGTAGATTGGACATATAAGCTCATGAAGGAGAGAGAGCAAGACTTGATATTCTTGCCTGACATCACCTCAAAGAAACTGACCCTCACATACAAAGCAGACAAGGATTCACCGAATGAGGTGTACACACAAATGACTGATGAGATATATGGTCAACTCGAGTACACATTTGACAACGAATATGTCAAAGGAACGGAGACCAAAGAACTATTGTTCTCACCAACCCCTGTGGTTGCCACAACATTCGATGCTTATGTCCCCGCACTAAACGGTGATGCACCCAAGACCAACATTCGCATCCTTTACGATGGAGGATTCAAGACTTGTGGTTCATGGGATTTGATTGAGTATGGCACGACAGGTGAATTTGGCATCGAGAAGTATCCTGTACTTGGTCACTTTGATGACCCACTCCTTCCGACATTTGACATCATGTTTGGCACGAATGACTTCTACTATTATTCACCCCAAACATTAACAGCAAACAACCTGTACAATTTGTATTGGAGGAGAACAGTGAACCAAATCAACACAGGCAAGATGTTGGTTGCTTACTTTAATCTCAACGAGGCTGACATTCAAACACTTGAGCTAAATCAAAAGGTACGCATCGACAACTCATGGTGGAACATCAACCGAATTATCGACTACAATGCCAACGCAGAAACAGCGACCAAGGTTGAACTCATCAGCATCGACACTGAGATTGAACTACCTCCATTCATAACTGCACCAGGAACACCGACATCAGCAACCACCACAGCAGTATCAGTTGACACCATCCTTCAGACAAAGTCAACCACTGCCAATGGCAATCTCTCAGGGGATGATGTGATCGTGAAAGGTGAGGGCAACATCATCGGTCAAGGACTCAAGGGATTGGTCATCGGAGACAATAAGATTCTCACCGAGGATGGACTCATCACACCGAAAATCAATGGAGTTACCACAGCATCGGGTGGATACACTGCGCTCTTGTCTCAAGTTGGAACAGCAGCACCAACAGCCATTGTGTTGTCTGATACGATTGGTGGTGTTATATGGACTCGCACAGCGCAAGGTGAGTATATCGGTACTGCACCGAATCCACTTAATACTCTGAACACTTTTGTGATAATTGGCAACGTAGAACATGACCACCTTGCTACCGCTGAAATAAAGTCAGACGGTACAATATATGTCAGAACAACCAACACTCAAAACCATCAACACCAAGATGGCAGTTTAAAATATTCATCATTAGAAGTTCGTACATATGAGTAACGAAGTCGAAATACCACTCAAGCTATCGGGGGTTCAATCACTCAAGGCAGAACTCCGATCCCTCAAGGCAGCAATTGCTGAAGCATCCGACCCTGAACAAATGGCGGCACTCGCTGCCCAAGCTGGTCAGGTTGCTGATAGGATTAAAGATGCCAACGATGCTGTCAATGTCTTTGCATCAGGTTCAAAATTTGAGCAGATATCCAATTCATTTGGTGGTATTCGTGATTCAATCATGTCACTTGATTTTGAAGAGGCATCAGATAAAGCGAAAGTATTTGCCAAGAATCTTGGTGGGTTGAATGCACAGGATATCAGCAAGAGCATGAAAGGTTTGACATCAACCATCACAACGATGGGTGGTGCATTCGTTAAACTCGGAATGCAAATCCTCGCAAATCCAATCTTTTTGTTGGTTGCTGTGGTCACTGCAATTGTGGTGGCGATAGGTGTGTTCCTAAATAAAATTGGTGTACTTCAAAAGGTGCTTGATGTATTGATGATACCTATCAATGCACTCATTGATGGATTCAAGGAGTTGACCGATTGGTTGGGCTTGACATCATATGCTGCTGAAGAGAATGCGAGAACAATGGAGAAAGCCAATGAAAAGGCATTCAATTCATCAGAGAAAAGAACTGAAGCAATATCTGACCAATACGATATTGAGATTGCCAAAGCGAAAGCTGCGGGTAAAGATACCACCAAGCTGGAGATGGACAAATCAACAGCCATCAGCAAAGCAGCAAGTAAACGATTGGGAGATGCTCGAAAAGAGTATTCCGAATTGAAAGGATTGACTGATAAGGATTCCATAGAGCGCAGAAAATCACTGCGCAAACGTATCGAGGAGGAGAATAAAATAATCAAGGATGGTTCCAAGGAACGCAAACTCATGGCAATCCAGGAAGCTGCTGACCAAGCTGCTGCTGACAAACAAGCAAAAGAGGAAGCCAAGGCAAAAAATGAGGAGGCAGCCAAAAAGTATCAAGATGGTCTCAAGGCTATTCAGGCTGAAATCAATGCGGCAAATAAGCTGGTTCTTGATTCAACCAAGACGCAACAACAACGTGAAATAGATGATGTCAAAACAAAGTATGATGCTCTTATCACTGAGGCTAAAAAATACAAAAAAGATATCACTGGTCTTGAGGCTGCCAAAAATCTTGAAATAGATGCAATAAACAAAGCGGCTGCTGATGTTGAACTTGCTCGTCAACAAGCATTGTCTCAAAAATTAGTTGACTTTCAAAATGCTGAACTTGATCGTGAGGAAGCAATCCAAGAAGCAATTTATCAAGCTGGTCTAAACGCTCGTCAAAAAGAAATTCAAGAGCGCACATACTACTATGACAACTTAATTGCTGAAGCCAATCGATATGGTGCGGATGCAAAAATCTTGCAAGACAATCAAAGAAAAGAACTTGCCGAAATTAACAAGAAATTTGATGACCAGGAAAAAGCTGAGATAAAACAAAAAGCACTTGAGACAATCAATAACGAAAAGGCAATTCGAGATGCAAAGATTGAGATTGCATCATCAGTTGCTCAAGGGCTTGGTGCGATAGGTGAGGCATTCATCAAGGACCAAAAGAAACTTGAAAAATTCAACAAGGCTCAGGCACTGATTCAAATCGGTATCGATACAGCGAAGGCGATATCTTCATTGGTTGCAATGTCAAGTGCCAACCCACTCAACTCGGTGACAGGAGGAGCAGCGGGAGTTGCACAGTATGCAGCTGGGATTGTTCAGATTGTCACTAACATCGCAAAGGCAAAAGCACTGCTCACAAATCCAACATCTACACCTTCACCCAACGGAACTGGAGGAGGAGGTAATGAATCCTCATCACCATCTTCATCCGTTCCATCATTCGTACCTGGCAACCTATTCGGTCAAGGGAACGCAGCCAACAACGTGAGCCAATCTCAAGGGGTTGAGACCAACCAAACTATCACAGTTCAGGCTGTGGTCAGTGAGACCGAGATGACAGGGGTTCAAAACAAGGTCAGCAAAATCATTCAAAATTCAGTACTGTGATAAGTTACCAAGCACTCATAAATGAAATCATAGGATTCTATGATGCACATCTTCAAGTCAAGAAAGTAGGTTCTGACTTTAAAGAGCAGTTGTTCAACTTTGCCACCAAGGATGAGAAGTATCCGATTGTGTACATCGTGCCTGTGGATGCAATCCCTACCGATAACACCAATGACTTCACTCTTGAAATCTATTGCTTTGATATCATCCAAAAAGATAGGGCAAACATCAATGTAATTCTCAGCGACTGCCATCAGATACTCATGGACTTGTATCTGAACTACACCTTCAGCCTTGATGATCGTGATTTCGATGTGGTTGGATTCCCTTCCTTGATTCCTCTCAACAATGATCTCCTCGACTATGCTGCTGGGTGGTTGATGAACATCACATTCACCATGGATTCATGGACCGATTGTCAGATTCCTAAACAAATTGTTGACTAATTGCAACATAAGAAATGGCATACAAAAACACAGGCGAGTTCAATTACAAGTATCCAGTCAGGAGACGAGTTGCCAACACACTCAAGAAAGTTATTAAGGATGAAGCACTGATTGACACATACACCTTGTATGATTCAGTCAAAATCAATGCCAAGGTGACCACTGAAGGCAACCTCCGAATCGAGATTCTTGCTGCTTATTATTTTGGATATCTCAACAACGGTACAGCCACCATCGCACCCTTCAGATTGGTCAAGAAATTCAATGATGCACTCGAGATGAATGGACTTATTGCCGAGATGTATGGTATGTATGTCGCAGACTTGGCGCAAAAGTTCCCAATCTTGGAACTCGGTAACCTATTAAGAAAAAAGCCGAAGGTGATATACGACTTTGTGCCGCTATTCGGTGAGTTCAATTACTCTCTCGATTACTAAATATCTAATTCTTTACGCATTGCAAGGAAGTTGAACACAAGTATCAGCTTCATATTTATGACTTGGTCATACTTGGTCAGGTCACCATTGCACATCGACCATATTAATTGCTCCCATCCCCATTTGTTGGATGCCTTTTGCTTCTCTGCTTCTTTGCGCTCTTCAGGGTCATCGATATCAGTGAGGTCATCTTCCACATCTTCAGTCATTAGGTTGGAATGTGATGAGATAAATTGGTCCCTAAATTTGATATACTCAGTGAGTATGCCATATGTCTTGGTGATTGGTTGCTCCAGGAAGTAGTGCGCTCTCGCTGATACTTTGAAGTTGGCTGTCTCCCACTTTGCCACCACATCATCCTCGATGACTTCAGGAATGCGATACAACAGTGCGCAAATGTTTGGAAGATTCTTGATGTAGTCCTGGGTGAAATAGTACTCAAGGTCGATGAACTCACCCAGCGTCAACTCATTCATTGGCTTGATTTGGAATTTGCCAATCTGCCCGACATGGTTCTTGTTTGGTTCAGAATACAGCCACTGCAAATCTTTAAACCACTCCGACACTTCATGCAGTTCAGCATCATCATAGTCCTCAGGATATGAGTCAGTGAGTGTGCAGAGAATATCAATGTTGTGGTTGAACAACCCATCATCGGGTTGCAAAGACCTTAACTCAATGAACTGCTCAAGATTGACTTGATGCCATCCCTTCGGGAGCGTTGGCTTTTGCATACTCTGCAATCTTTTCAGTGACGAACACAATGTATGGTACGCACAATCCAGCCTTTTGAGTTCTGAACATCTTTGCCTTGAGTTTCAAATGTGCATCTGCGAAGTGTTCAGTGTTGCCAAGGTCAGTGCGTTTGAACATGATTGCAAGGATGTCACTGATATAGTTGTTCGGCTTACCGTTCACAATCTTCTCAATCAGCTTGGTCTCCTTAACTGACAAGCGCATCTCCGCTGTGTAGGTATATCCTTCCAATTCAATGGATGTCACAGGCTCCTGTGGGGTGTATGAGTCAATATTAAAGGTCTTAACTAACTCAATGAACTCGCTGAATGGGTAGTCATCCCATAGCTTCTCCTCGATGCCAAGGTATTTGAACATCTCAACATACTTTTCAATGTTGTCATACTCCTGGTTGTTAAGAATTTGACTAATTTTTTCGAACTGCTCAATGGTCAGCTCATCCATTTTGTTGGGAATCTCCCTGTCAAAGATTGATATCATAACTATTTTTTGAACAAATATACAAAAAATGCAACATAAGCAATGACAAAAGACTTGCCTATCTACAAAATCACAATCGATGAGGAGTACTCCGATGGAGAAAACCTCGGGATTGAAATGATAGCTTTCACAAATCTCCCCGCTGTTAAGGTTAAGGGGGTTAGTTTTGGAAGCGACAAGAGATTGATGTTTGCTGATGATGTAAAGTATCGCATCACAGCTCCAGCGATGATACCGATGGACATATATCGCAGAGATTCTGAAGATGGTGAGTATTATGTGCAGTTCACTTTGGAAGTCATCGAGCAAATTCACACCAAGTTCATGGCTGATTTGCGCAATCGTGACATCTTCAACTTGGAACACGACACCGAGAAAAAAGTACCAGCCTACATCCTTGAGACATGGATTGTTGACAACCCAACCAAGGACAAAGCGTACTCAACATTTGGCATTGAAGTACCAAAGGGTACACTCATGGTGACCGCACAGGTGACCGATGCTGACTACTTTGCCGAATTGGTTGCCAACGATCAAGTCGGTTTCTCCATTGAAGGCTTTCTCGGTCTTAAATTATCGGAACAAATTAAATTAAATAACATGATGTTACCTGATGGAGAACACCAAATCGAAGACAAAATCTATGTCGTAAAAGACGGTGAAGTTGTTGAGATTAAAGAGGTGGAAAAAGAACCAACCGAGGAAGTGGTTGAGGAAGAGATGTCAACCGAAGAGGTGGCGATGGAAGACACAACAGTTGAAGAGACAACTGAAGAGTCAACCACCACTGATGAGGCTATGGCTATCGACCCAGCTACCGATGCGGAAGCAATCGCTGCAATTGTTTTGCCGATGTTGGAAGAGAGAGAGAAAGCAATCATTTCTATGATCGCAGACCTCCGCAACCAAATCGAGGAGATATATGCAGAGAACAATGATGAAGAGGTCGAAACGCAAATGACCCAACTCTCAATGAGTGAAAAATTTGCGAAGTTTAATCAATTTGTAAATCAATAAAAACCAAATAACAATGTCTAAAAATTTAAAATTCGATTTGGATGTAGATGCTTCAGCTTTATTGGCAGCCAATCCTGAAGCGTTTTTCTCAAAAGCATATTTGTCTGAAGAGAACATCGCTGACAACTACCGCCTTTTGCCAGGTATTAAGTCAAAAACCAAATTAGCTACCGTATTATTCGGCAACATTCTCCAATCATCAACTTGTCCTTTTGACGCTCCAACTGATGACTTGAGCGCAGTTGAGATTGACGTATGTGCGCTTTCAGCTATGGCTCAAATTTGTCAATTTGACCTTGAGCAATCATTCGTTGCTTTGCAAATGACAAAAGGTTCAAATGGTGACTTCACTGTTGCTTCATTCATGGACTTCTATTGGAACACAATGGCTAAGCAAATCGGTCAAGACATCGAGCTTATCCGTTGGCAAGGTGACACTGAATCTGAAAATACTACCCTTGCTCTTTGTGATGGTTATATCAAAGGTTTACTTGCTGATGCAACTGTTGTTGATGTTGCAAACACAACTGTAAACAGCGGAAACGTATTGGCTCAACTTGCTCTTATCTTCGCAGCTGCTCCATCTGCAATCATCCGCAGAAAATCTGACCTTCGCTTGTATGTTTCTACCAACGTGGCTAACGCATACGAATTGGCTGCTGCTCAAGGTAACACTTTGACATATGTAACAACTCCACTCAACTTGACATATCTTGGTGTGAATGTTGTTGTTTGTGAAGGTATGCCAGACAACACTGCTGTATTGACGTTGAAGGACAATCTTTTATATTGCTTCGATGCTGAAGGAGATTCAAAAGCGTTAAGAGCTGTGAACCTTTCTGACACTGTTGCTGAGCCTTATATCCGTACTCGTGCAAATATGAAAGTTGGTTTCCACCACGTTAACGGTGCTGAAATCGTTCTTTATTCATAGTATCTCCGAGGGGATGAAATACTCCCCTCTTTTTTTTAACTGATTAAATATATTCAAAATGGCTTGTGAAGCATTAGAAACAATCGTCAAATCGTGCGACAACAATAGTGGTGGCATTGAAAAAATTTGGATTAATCAGCAAGACAACATCGACACTTTTACACTCGATGCAACCAACACATACACAATTGATGCAATCACACTCAGTGGTGGTGCGCCTGATTACACTGCTTTTGAAATACGCAGAAACACAGGTTCATACACTGAAGATGCAGCAATTGACCTTGTGAATGGTTCATCTTATGTAACTGCGACAATCAACCTATTGTTCCACCGAAGAGACCAAGACAAATCTCAAGCAATTAAGATACTTGGTGCGGGTCAACAATACTTGAATGCAATTGTCAAGGATATGAACGGTAAGTACTGGTACTTCCCATTCCTTCAATTGAGCGCAGTCGGTGAGGGTTCAGGCACAACTCGTGCAGATGGTTCTAAATACTCCGTTACATTGTTAGCGGAAATGGACCAACTATCATATGAGATTGAGGAAGCCGCTGTTCTTGCAGTAATCTAAACAACTTTTCCTGTTCATAGTTGTGGAAGCCATCCTTCGGGGTGGCTTTTTTTATGAACAAAATTTGACCTAATTGCAACATAAGTAATGATATACATCAACAAAGGTGAGGTCAACAGCATAGTGCTGACACTGTCGGAAGTGTCAACGCTGCCTTCACCGTATTATTTGTTCGTATTCCAAAACAAAATGAACCCAACATCCGACCCAATCTTGTTCACCAACACCGATGACTCACCATATCCTGAGAGATTCAATCTCTTTTACTTGGATGAACCAATCGATGTGGAACTAATGAAGGGACAATACTCATACAGCGTGTACGAATCAACCATACCACCAACCGAAATCAGTGACACCACAGGAGTGGTCATTGAGGAGGGTAGAATGGTTGTCAGTGGCGCATCAATTTCATCAATTTACGACTAACATATGGCTTGGTACGATATATTCAGAGCAAAAAAAGAGGAAGCAGTTGAGATGATAACATCCAATTATGATGCTTTCAGCACACCATTCTTGAAAGTTGGTGGCGCAAACCTGTCACTCCCATATGTGAATGGTCGATACACTACCGCCAACCAAATTAGATTTGGTCAGGATGATATGTATCCACAGTTGCTCAATCAAATGGTTTACAGCTCACCACTTCATGGTTCCATCGTGGACTACAAAACTAACGCAGTCATTGGTGGTGGATTTGAACTCAAGACAGCCAACGCAACACCGAAGGACCTCCTCGAGCTGTACACATTTGAGAAAAAAATCAAACTTAAAAAGACCGCTCGAATCACAACAGAGCAATTGATTGTACACAACCGAGTGTACTTTCGTTTGTTTTTTGATGAGAAGATGAAGATGACCAAGGCAGAGAATGTCTCACCCGAGAAGGTCAGAAAAGGTCGCAACAAGAATCAGTACTTCATTTGTGAGGATTGGTCCACTCGAATTGATATCCAAGAAATCAAAAGGCATCATCCATCATGCACTGATCGTGAACAGCTTTTTGTTTATGAGGTCGAGTGCTTGGGTCAGGACTGGTATCCGCTGCCAAAATACTCCTCCGCACTTAATTTTGCGTTTCTCTCGGGCGAGTTAAGTTACTTCGCAAAGTCCAACATTCAGAACAGTATCTTCCCATCGTTTGCAATCATGTTCCCGAAAAGACCGCAATCGGAGGAGGAAAAGAATGTACTTCGACAAACCATCGACAAGCTCAAAGGAGCCCACAATGCAGGGAAAACTGCCGCATTTTTTGCCAACTCAGCAGAGCAGTTGCCGAAGATTGAGAGCCTACCAACCAACTCAAATGACAAACTCTTCCAAGAGGCATCTGGGTTGAACACTGAGCAGATTTGTTTTGCCCATACAATCGACCCGATACTCATGGGTGTGCGCACAACAGGCTCACTCGGTTCAGGTTCTGATATCAAACAAGCATATGTCATTTTTGAAAAGAATGTCGTGATGCCGCTCAGAGATCAAGTGCAAGATATATTCAACGAAATACTTCACATCGCCAAGTTGAGCGTGGCTGAGTTCCAAATCAACAACTTTCAAATCATCAATGAGACGATTGTTGAAATCGATGAAGATGCTTCCAAAACATCGGATGCACTCAACGCAATGAGCCCATTGGTTGCAACCAAAGTCCTCGAGCAGATGACCATTAACGAGGTCAGAGCATTGGCATCACTTGGACCGATTGAAGGTGGTGATGTCACAGCCAATCAAGCCGAACAACAACAAACACCTCAAATCTGATGCTGTACTTTATCACTGAAAACTACCTCAAGACCAACACTCCCATCACAGCCAATGTGGATGTGACTGATGTGTTCCCATATGTTGCCACTCAAGCACAGCTCCGAGTGATGCCGATACTTGGTACTGTCTTTTATAACCATTTGCTTGAGGCATACAACGATCAAACTCTCACACCTGAGGAAGAGACACTCGTCACATTCATTCAGCCTGTCATCGCATGGAGGTCAGCTGAAGATGCTGTCTTTGGATTGACATATCAACTCAAGAACAAAGGACTGCAAACTCAATTTGGTGACAACTCATCAAGTGTATCACGTTCAGAGGTGGCATTTGGCATGGAACACTATGCTCAGAAAGCATCATTTTTTGAGATGCGACTCATCAGATACCTGGTCAAGAACCGAGCTGAATATCCTATCTTCATCAGCCATGAGAATCGTGACACCGACCTTCGCCCACAAATTGAATGCAATCAGTGCATCGGTGATTGCTTCATGGATGGTACTTGGAACTGTGGTTATCCACGCAACAATGGATACAACAATCAAATTCTCGTCATCTGATGAAAAATACAACACTTATTCTCTTCGCATCATTGTTCACAGTACTCGCTCCAGTGCAACCCATGGTTTTGGTTGCAATTATTGCCATATTTATTGACACCATTTTTGGAGTTTGGCGATCAGTTAAAAAAAATGGTTGGGCATCATTCAAATCACGCAGATTGAGTGACACACTTGGTAAGGCTGCACTGTATTCAGGTGGTATTGTGTTCACCTTCCTCATTGAGAGATTCATTGCTGGTGATATCATCGCACACTTCATCGCTGTTGAGCTTATCATGACCAAATTTGTTGCATTCTTTTGTGTTATTGTTGAGGTCAAGAGTATCAATGAATCATATGAGAGTGTGACAGGCAAAAATATATTGGCAGCAATGAGAAAGTTTGTGACCAGGTCCAAGGAAGAGCTTGATGCTTGGAAATAATGTCCAGTAAAAAGGACAAAATACTTGACATTTGTACCTTTAAATATAACTTATGAAATTAGACATTTCAAAAATCAAACAAGTACGTCTCAAAGAATCTCAGTTCTTTGCTGAAGAGTCACTCAAAAATCAAATATATCTCCACCATACAGCTGGAAGTGGCAACGCTGAAGCAGTCAGCAGATATTGGAATGGGAACACTGAGCGTATTGCAACAGCCTTTGTGGTTGGTGCTGATGGATTGATTGTGCAGTGCTATTCATCAAAGCATTGGGCATGGCATTTGGGTGTTGGTGATAAGGAATTTAAAGCACAAGGAGTACCGTACAAGAACCTCAACAAGTCATCAGTTGGAATTGAGGTATGCAACTGGGGGTATCTCAAAGAAAAAGGTGGTAAATTTTATAACTACGTCAATGCTGCTGTGCCTGACTCCATGGTCACCACATTAGATACACCATACAAAGGATACAAGCACTGGTATAAATACACCGATGCACAAATTGAAAGCACTCGTCAATTAGTTGAGTACTTATGTGAGACATACAACATCCCAAGTGACTATCGGTCAGAGATATTTGGACTTGACAAGGAAGCATTCAAAGGAACTCCAGGAATCTACACCCACAATTCAGTGCGTAAAGATAAAAGCGACATTTACCCTTGCCCACGAATGATTGAAATGCTAAAGAATCTATGAGAAATTTAGTCACTATTCTGTCACTAATTGTGACAATATTTGCGACAAGTTGCTCATCCAACTATCATCTGCGCAAAGCAATTAAAAAAGGATATAAGTGCGAGGAGGTGGGTGATACAATTCGCATCACAACTGTTGATTCGTTTCCTATCATAAGAGACAACGAAATAGTGTACGAAAGGTTCTATACCACCAAGGACACAATCATTCAATATAAGACATCCTATGTGCCAAGAACAAGGTATCAGGAGCGCATCATATATCGCCTCAAGCGTGACACCATCCGTCAAGTTCAAAAGGTTGAGGTGGCAAAGTACAAAAGCCAAAAAGAAAAGCCTGTATTTTGGGTGCTGATTCTTGGCTTTGTGATGGGAATGGGAACCATGTACCTATTTAGGTACTCCAAAACACAACTATGATTGTAAAAAAACACGCAAAAAACATCCACGAGATTCAGATGGATGGCAAACAAGTTAAAATTGCAATGCTTTCTGACATCCACTGGGACAATCCCAAATGCGATTGGAAGATTCTCAAGAGAGACCTCGACTATTGCCTTGATAATCAGATACCTGTCATGATAAATGGGGATATGCTATGCCTCATGCAGGGTCGCGGAGATCGCAGAGGGAACAAATCAGACATCAGACCTGAACACAACAATGCCAAGTACCTCGATTCAATCGTTGAGACAGCTGTTGAGTGGTGGTCACCATATGCCCACTTGCTTACTGTTATCGGATACGGCAATCATGAGACTGCAATCATCAAGTATCAAGAGACCGACATCCTTCAGAGATTCGTTGACCTCCTCAACTACAAAAATAGCACTCAAGTCTATACTGGTGGATATGGTGGTTGGATTGTAGTTCGTCAAGATATTGGCAACGGCATATCATCATCATTCAAAATCAAATACTTTCATGGTTCAGGTGGTGGTGGTGTAGTTACCAAGGGAGCATTGAACCTCACCAGGGCATTGGAGATGTATGAGGACTTCGATGTGTTCACGATGGGTCACATCCATGAGAACGCTGCTCGAAATGATGTCAGAGATACCATTGATCACAACAACAAGATTGGATATCGCCACGAACACAAGCAGATTCACATGATGCTCACAGGAACATACAAGGAAGAGTACGGTGATGGCTCAAAAGGGTGGCACGTTGAACGTGGTGCGCCTGTTAAACCGACAGGAGGTCGCATCTTAGTGTTCGAATCTGAGCGATTTGAGAGAGATGGTCAAAGAAAAATGTACAAAAACATCGATAGTATGAAATTTCCTTTGTAACTTCGGGAGTTCATAATTGTTTTGAGGGGTAGAAATACCCCTTTTTTTGGCTTATTTTGTGCATAGATGAAAAAAAATGTGAAAAAAGTTTTGCAGATATGAAACTTATGTGTAATTTCACCGTATCAAATCGAAAACAAATATGAAAACACTTATCATCGAAATCAAAAACTTGCACAACGGACAGCTAAATGTTAGCAAACAAATTGTTTTAGGAATTAACACCAAAGAGCAAGAGCAAGAACATCTCTCTCAATTGATTGGACAAATGTCAAATATGCATTTGAAGAGCGATTATAAATTATCAAGAGTATATTTTCAAAACAAATAAGCCATGACAAAAGAACAAATTATCGACCTCATCCGCAGCCAGGAGGCTGAGATGTATCAAGAACTTCTCGACATGAGAGAATCATTCGGTCCCGATGACCGAGGAACCCGCCACTCAGCTGCGCAGTGGAATGCAATCAGTAACTTATTAGAAACAATCGAAGACAATGAAAACAATTAAATTTCTATTCTCAGACCTCAACCAAGATGAACGTCAGATTCTTGGTGGTGTAGTGATATTCATCACAGGAGCAATGCTTTTGATTTGGATGATGTCAACAGTGCGACCTCCAGTAAAGGACACACCGACCATCGACCATCAAACATATCACAAGTCAAGATATGAACTCTCAAAATTATATAACAACTATGCTCAAAGAATCTACAATGAAAAATATGGCAAATAAGTTTTGGTTTGCGGAGCAGTCATCCAATGCTTCAGCCAACACAATCATCGTTGATGTGTACAATCGCTATGATGATGAGCATATCGGCACAATAGAACTAATTTATAACTATGATAAAAACAACAACAATGAAACATGGACAATTGAATCAGCAGAGTGGCAACAAAACCTCACCCTCGAGCAGTGCGATGAAGCAATGCAAGAACTTACTGACAACGCAACCGAGAACTTCCACGAGTTCTGCTATGAGTGCTACAACTACGACCCGAGAGATGATGAAGATTGGTGGTTCGTTTGACACCTACCAATATAATCGGTTTTGGACTACGTTCAATCACGATCTTTATAACCGAATTTGTGAAATTAAAATGCAAGAGATATGAAATTCAAACTCACATACCACTTCGGCAACAAGGTTGTCCAGGAGTGGAGCTTCCACAGCAAAGCATTGGCATATTGGTACAAGAGTGAACTGATTTGGACAGGCAGATATAACGATGGTAAATTTAAAGTATCACCATGTTAAGGGTAGGCTCTGACTTCAGCGGAGTGGGTGCATTCAATCAAGCACTCATTCGATTAGGTATTCAATACAAGGAAGTTTTCGCCTGTGATATGGACAAGTTTGCTCGTGAGACGTTCATCCACAACTATGGTGAGCCTGAATACTATCCAACCAACGTATATGACCGAGAGATTCCACCCGAGTCATTACATATTTATATGACATCACCGCCTTGTCAAGCGTTCTCATTAGCTGGGAAGCGACTTGGTAAGGATGACAAGCGAGGTATCTTGTTTTTTAATTCACACGAGTTTATTCAGGTAAACAAACCGAGATTTTTTATATTCGAGAACGTCAAAGGATTGCTCTCTGATGATGGTGGCAGAACATTCCAAGAGTGGGTGAATATGCTTGGAGGTAAGTCGGTCAACGGAGTGCCTGTGTTGTTCCCATATGAAGAGTCAGTTCCATACCATTTGTATTGGCAGGTTCTCAACGCAAAGCATCACGGTGTTCCTCAAAATCGTGAGCGAGTTTTCCTAATTGGAATACGAGATGATGCTGATAACCGCTTTCAATTCCCACGAGAGGAGCATCTCACCAAAAGGCTTAAGGATGTACTTGAGGATGAGGTTGATGAGAAGTATTTTTTGAGTGAAAAGATTATTGATGATATTTTTGTTGATGATTTTAAAGTCAAATCTGCTACATCTAAAGGTTATGAAGCAGCAAGAATTGGTGATTCTATCAATTTTAGTGTTCCAAATAGCGAAACACGAAGAGGAAGAGTAGGTAAAGGAGTGGCTCAAACATTAGATACTGGGTGCAATCAAGGTGTAATTCAATTAAATCCAAGTAAAGAAAGTAAAAGTGGAGGTGGTCAACCATATCAACAAAACAGGATATATGATTCTAATGCTTTGTGTCCTGCTTTAAATGCAGGTCAAGTTACTTGGGGTGGAAATGCTATTACTTTGCCAAATGATTACAAAATCCGCAGATTAACTCCACGAGAATGTTTCCGACTAATGGACTTCCCTGATACATTCACTTGGACTGTCTCTGACTCACAAGCATACAAGCAAGCTGGCAACTCAATTGTTGTCAATGTACTTTACAAAATACTTAAAAATTTATTATGAACCAATTCGACAAAATACAAGAACTCATCAAACGAGATAGGCTATCTGCCAAGGACCGCACTCATGAGCTGGTGTATCGCAGAGCATTTCTGATGCATGAGCTGCGATCAACAGGGATGACCCTCAAGGATATTGGCGAAATGTTCAAACGTGACCACGCAACAGTGCTGCACAGCCTTCGCACACATGAATGGATGACCAGCACCAATGACAAGCTATACCTGGAGTGCATTGCAGAATATCAATTCTTGTTGGACCATGTTGACAGGGAATCAGCGAGGGACCTTATCACCGATATTCTGAAATGTCAGTCATACGCTACCTTGAAAATCATTAAGAGTAGAATCAAGAGGGGGGTGTATGATGAGAGACTTGTGACGATATGACACATCTCTTTATATACCGAACCTATTAAGACCCTTATTTTTATTTTAAAATTTTTAGTTTTTTTATCGTCACATCGTCACGCTTTTGCTGAAACTCAATACCAGTAAAGGATACAAGCGTGACGATACAATTCACACATCGTCACGAATCGTCACAAATCAGCAATTTTTTGTACATTAGCGTCACGAAAAACAACTATGACATGAAAGTATCAGTATTTAAAAACCTATTTAACAGCAAAGAAACACCATACAACCTCTCAATCTATGAGGTGCAAAACCGAATTAAGAACGGAACACCTGATTTGATTCGTAAAGTGAACGCAATACGATCACTCGAGAAGTCTGACCCCGAGCATGAGCGACTCAAGTCATCACTCAATGCAATCATGTTCAATGGCATCTTCACTGAGCGCAATGACAACAGCTTGGTTGAACATAGTGGATTGTGCATCCTGGACTTCGACCAATATCCCAATGCAAAAGTGATGGATGCCGAAAGGAAGCGTCTGATTGATGACACTCATGTGATGATGGTGTTCACTTCCCCATCGGGCAATGGACTCAAGGCAGTGATTCGAATCCCAAAGTGCGACAAGGTAGAACACAAGCGCAGATTCAACGCATTCGGCAAGTACTTTCAATCAGAATACTTCGACCAAAAGAATAGCAACGTGAGTCGAGTATGCTTTGAATCATATGACCCGAAGATATACTTCAATGAGTTCTGCCAAGAGTTCAATGGTATTGAACACGATGAGGGATTCAACTACACTGAGCGCACACCAACTTGTGTACTCAATGATGAGGACAAAATCATCAGCTTGATTGAACGCTTTGACCATGGATGTGAGTTCGTTGATGGCAGTCGCAATCAATATGTGTTTAAATTGGCAGCTGTCATGTGCGAGTATGGCATTCACAAGGACACGACTGAACAGTACATATGGACCAAGTACTGTCAAGGCTCATCATTCTCAGAGCAAGAGATGGTCACCACCATTCGAAGTGCATACAAGAAAGCCACTTTCGGCATGAAGTATTTTGAGGACAAGGATACCTTTCAAAAAATAAAGCAGAAACTCAAGAGCGGCATTCCTGAAGAGGATATCAAGAAGCAGTTGAATGTTCGGGGTGATGTGGTTGAGGATGTCAAAAAAGAAATCAAGACAGGAGAAGATATCTTTTGGTCCAAGAATGACAAGGGAACAGTCACCATCGAACCACTCAAATACTCCGAGTTCTTAGTTAAGAACGGATTCAATAAATACTATCCTGAGAACGCAGAGAAACCAACCTTTGTCAGAGTGATTGAGAACAAAGTCAGAATCAGCAGCACTGAGCAAATCAAAGATTTCGTTTTGACCTACCTCCAGGACAAGGGTGAGTTGGATGTATGGAATCACTGCTCAAAGTTGACCATCCTGTTCAATGAGTCATTTCTTAATATGATTGATTCAATCAATATCTTGATGCTCCAGGATACAAAGGATGCCTCATATATCCCATACAAGAATGGAGTGGCAAAGGTGACCAAGGATGCAGTCGATTTGATGTCATACATTGATGTGGATGGCTACATTTGGGAGAACCAAATCATTCAACGTGACTTCAAGCTGATGGATGACCACACAAATGACTTCGAAAACTTTGTGAGCAAGGTATCTGCTGATGATTCTCCTCGCATCTCAGCCCTTGAAACCACTCTCGGATACCTAATCCATACCTACAAAGATAAAACTGACCAAAAGGCGATAATTTTCAATGACCAAGAGATTGATGACAACCCAAATGGAGGGTCAGGCAAGTCACTCATGTTGACAGCCATCGGCAATCTGCGCAAAATTGTCAAGATTGATGGCAAGAGCTTCAATCCAAGCAAGTCAGACTTTGTATATCAGCGAGTGAATCTCGATACTCAGATACTTGCCTTCGATGATGTGCGCAGAAACTTTGACTTTGAGCAGTTGTTCAGCCTTATCACTGAGGGAATCACTGTCAACCGAAAAAACAAGGATGAAATCTTCATTCCTTTTGATCGCAGTCCCAAGATTGTCATCACAACCAACTATGTCATCAGTGGTGCTGGGTCATCACATGATCGCAGAAGGCACGAGCTTGAGTTTTTTCAGTACTTCCATTCCAAACGCAGTCCACTTGATGAGTATGGTCGGCTATTATTTGATTCATGGGCTGAGAATGATTGGCTGAGATTCGACAACTACATGATTGGATGCCTTCAGAATTATCTTCAGTTTGGATTGGTCAAATCAATCAGCATCAACGCAGATGCCAAGCGATTCATCCAGGCAACGTGCAAGGATTTCTTTGATTGGGTTGAGGAGGGCAATCTTCCTGTATCAATTTACCACTATAATTCAGCCAAGCTCCAAGAGTTTACATCTGAGTTCACAGGATTCAAAGACCTTGAGCCTCGCAGATTTCTCAAATGGGTGCAGTCGTATGCTGATTTCAAAGGATTGACATTGACCAAGGGGAGAAACCACAACGGAAGATACTTCGAACTTGAAGGAGAACAGTCAACCCCACCGACTGATGGTGATGTGTGGGATGAGTTAAATGATAAAGCAAAAGAACTATGACACGACAAGAGCGACAAATCCTCAAAGACCTCCAGCTGCAATACAAGATGGCAAAGTACCCAACGATGAAGCCTGAGATGATATCACTGAATCACTGGAATGATAACTCAGCGAATGAGCTGACCAAGTCGGTGATTGCATTCCTCCAGTACAATGGATGTCAAGCTGAACGCATCAACACAATGGGTGTGTATCGCAAAAAGTACCGCACTGATGGTGTTGCCATTGGTGGGCAGTGGACCAAGGGAACAGGTACACCAGGTTCAGCAGATATCTCTGCCACGATCAAGGGGAGAAGTGTGAAGATTGAGGTCAAATATGGCAAGGATAGACAGTCAGATGTGCAGAAAGCATATCAGAAAGCCATCGAAGAGGCTGGTGGCACATACATAATCGTAAAAACTTTTGCAGATATGCTGAAATTTTATGATGAGTTCACACAAGTAATCAAATAAATGTGTATTTTTACAATAAATTCTAACAATTATGACAACAACAAGGAAAAAAACCGAGGAGGCAGAGATGCCAATCCTCAACATTTGGCAGAAACTACACGCTGCCAAGCAGCAAATTGGCAAGGTGTCCAAGAATGCAACGAATCCACACTTCAAAAAGAGTTACGCTGATATCAATGCGCTGCTCACAACGGTGGAGCCAATACTTCACGAGCATGGACTGCTATTGTTGCAGCCTGTGGTTGGCAATGATGTGGTGACTCGCATCATCGACATCGAATCAGGTGAACACATCGAGTCATTCATGAGTTTGCCGCCAATGGTGGACCCTCAGAAATCATTGGCAGCTGTTACCTACTTCAGACGAGGTACTTTGCAGTCACTTCTCTCACTTCAAGCAGTGGATGATGATGGCAATACAGCCTCATCAGCAGCAACAGGAAAGCCAAAGATTGACAACGCTCGATTTGAGAAGGCAGTGGAGTCCATTGCGAATGGAAAGTACACAGCAGAGCAGTTGGTTGCCAACTACGCACTCACTGAAGTTCAACTCAAAGCATTGAACCTATGAAATGGCATCCATCGCAAATCGGGAAGCTGATGACCAACGGAAGAGGCAAGTCAGAGATGGGTGAAACCGCCAAGAGTTACATCAGACAGTGTGCGAAGGAGGACTTCTATAACTACACCACTGAGCTGAACAATAAGTATATCTTCAAAGGTAGGGAGCAAGAACTCGAGTCAATCTCCCTACTCAATGCAGTACGCTTCACTGACTACCAAAAGAATGAGACAACAGTCGAGAATGACTATCTCATCGGCACAGCTGATATTGTCCTGGAGAATGCAATCATCGATGTCAAAACATCTTGGTCATTGGATACGTTTCCAGCCACACCTGATGAGGGATACAAATCCGAATACGAGTGGCAGCTGATTGCATACATGATGTTGTATGACAAGGATGTGGCTGAATTGGTGTACTGCATGGTCACCACTTGGGATGAGTATCTAAACGAATGGGAGAACCTTTCGTTGCACCGAGTTGATCACATTGACCCCGAGAAACGAATCACTGTCTTGTCATGGGTCAGAGATGAGGATAAAGAGATTCAGATGATTGAGCGATTGAAGTTGGCATCTGAGTATTATGACGAGTATTATCAACAATTAGTAAATAAATAACCCAAGAACATGGAAGAGTTAAAAGCAAAAGGCACAATCCACCTCATCGGTGAAGCCAAACAAGTAAGCGAGAAGATGAACCTCGTTGAGTTCGTTCTCAGTATTGGAGACAAGTATCCTCAGTTGGTACAGTTCCAAGCAGTCAATGAGAGAGTGAGATTCCTTGATGGAGCCAAAGTCGGTCAAGAGTGTGAGGTGAAGTTTGACCTCCGAGGTCGTGAGTACAATGGGAAGTTCTATGTGTCACTGAACGCATGGGACATCCGAATCGCATCAGCATCACCAGCATCAAAACCAATCACTGATGAAATCGATGACGATCTACCTTTCTGATGGGGAAACAATCAGGGACTTCATCCATAAGCAGTTGGAGTCCCTTCTCGTCAAGAGATACAAGATGACCCACATGGCTGAGGATATGTCAGTCAATTACTCAATGCTGTACCGATTCATGAAGGGTGAGTCAGTGAGTGAGGAGTTCTATATTCAAGCATTTAAATATCTAATGAAATGAAGTACTTTATCGCCTACATTGGTACACAAAATGACAACCTCGACAAGTTGGTTGCAAGAGTCCACGACCTTTTTGAGATGATGCCTAACATAAGTAGTTGTATTGTGCTGACTGTATCAGATGAGGTACACATATCTGAGGTGAGTGCTGATGAGTTCTTTGCACAATATGCAAGTTTGAACTGATGGAGCAGCAAATCAAAGACCCAATACTTCTCAAGGTACTTGCCAAGTATTATGAGCGCAGCGAGAGAGGCATCGAGAAATATGGGCGCACTCTTGATCGTGATGACCTCAGCTTCATTGATTGGCTGAACCATCTCCAGGAGGAACTGATGGATGCCACGCTATACATTGAGAAGCTGAAGGCAGATGTCAATGCAAGCAAGGATAAGTGGTAAAAATTGCCACATAAGTAAACAAGAAATGTAAACTAAACAACAAGAACAATGAAACTAAACAAAGACGACCGCAGAGAAGAAATGGCTGCTATTGGCACAATGATACTGATGTCAGTTGTTAGTATTATTCTGATTATTTCTTTTATCTTTGATCTATGGAACTAATCACAGGACTCGCAATCGGATGGCTCATCGCTAAATTCGAACCTCTTCACTGGCTGATTGATTATATCTTTATGAGATTTGAGGGTAAATTCATGCAGTTTGTTCACGCATCATTCGAGTGCTGGAAATGTACCTCATTTTGGACCACTTTGATACTCACAGGCAACATAGTATATGCCGCACTCGTCTCAATGGTGGCTTATTTAATAACTCAATGGACACAGGACTGACAAATACTGACATCGAATATATCGCAACAGTGATTGCGATGGATGATGCGCACCGCTTCAGCAAGAAAGCACTGCTCCCACTCAAGAAAATCAAGGAGCGAGTCCAGGCAAAGTCAGACCGAGAATGTTTCTGCTCCATGGTGAGGCGAAAAATATGGTACAAGGACTTCATTAATTGGTATGAAAGCATCTCTTGACCGATATATCACCAGGCACTATGCCGAGCTATTTCGATACGCTCGGTTTTTTTGCTCCAAGTACAATCCACGCATCAATCCCGATGTTGTCATCAACAACGCATATCTTCACTGCACATCAATACAGGACGCAGGACCCGACCCTGATGTCAAAGGACTAATGATGAACTCAATCAAGCGACAAGTGATGTGGCAGAACCTGGACACCAATCGTCAGGAGCGCATGGCAGCAAATGAAACAGCTGTTCCTGATGTGATGGTTGATGATACTGACCTTATTGATAAGATAAATATCGAGAAGGAATACCATGGATGGAAGTCATGCGTGGACATATACCGAGATTCACTCACCGACAATGTGAAGATAACAGTGGCGAAGGCTTACTTCGATGATGGATATACAACAGCACGATCAATGGCGAAGTACTTTGATATCCCACCGACATCAGCTCACTACCTAATTGCAGAGATAAAAAACAACCTAAAAATCATATACAATGAAAATCAAAACCGAATTTCAGGGCAAGACCATCATCAAAAGGACATCGCTCGGAAACAAAACCATCATTGTTGACAACATAGATGTCAGCAAGTACCGATATTATGTCACCATAGGACTCGGATACCTGTTTGAAAAGGAAGCAGAGACCGCAACAGTGCCTGAGCCTATCAGATATGAAGGTATTGAGGCAGATGAGCAAGTCGAAGCTCCAGCAGTTGAACCAAAACCAAAACGAAAAAGACCAGTCAATGCAGTCGCTAAGAAAGAAAGCAAAAGGAATAGAAACAATGACACCGCTATCTAAGTACCTTCACGCATTTGCTGAGGACTCATACAGCGACTATCCCGATTCAGTGCGCAACAACGCAAGACGAGGTATTGAACTCAATGAGGAGCTGGGGAACAAGTGTGCCACACAAGTCGGGAAGGTTAGAGGTCAACAACTCGCAAACAAAGAACCAATCTCAGTCGATACCATCAAACGGATGTACTCATATCTCAGCAGAGCAGAGCCAACATTTGATGATTCAGCACCTGAGGACTGTGGATACGTTTCATTCCTTCTATGGGGTGGCAAGACAGGACTTGATTGGGCAGAAAGTAAACTTAAAGGACTAAATCTAATCTAATGGGCAGAACTAAAAATATAGAAACACCCGAAGATATGTGGCAATTGTTCCAAGAGTACCGCAAATGGTGCAAGGACAATCCTCGATATCTTTATCAGCTATCCAATAAGACAGGTGAAGCTGTCCCTGTACCGCTTGAGAGACCGCTCACTGTGGTTGGATTCAGAGCATTTGCTGCTGATAAGCATAAGAGCGTGGAAGATTATTTCGCAAATACCGATGGGAGATATTCAGCGTATACCACAATCTGCCGCACGATAGAGGCAAACATCAAGCAAGACCAAATCGAGGGAGGCATGGCTGGACAATACAACCCATCCATCACTCAACGTCTGAATGGACTGACTGAGAAAACTGACATCACCAGTGGAGGGCAAACTATCTCCGAGGTGAAGGTGAATATTATTAAACCTACTGAATAGTATTATTGCTATATTTGTAGAAATGTCATATAAGGGAAAACTCTTGTATGGCTTTGGTATTGCCTAAACTTGAGCTATGGCTGCAATCACAATCGACAGCACTGTCATCTTCGAAAAGAACTACACTGCATTGGCTGACCCGAGCCTCAGGTTCATCATCAATGAGGGTGGCTCACGATCAAGTAAGACATACAGCCTGTGTCAGATGATTATTGTGTACTGCATCCAGCACCCCAACAAAGTGGTCAGTGTGGTGCGCAAAACATTCCCAGCTCTCAGGGCAACAGTGATGCGTGACTTTTTTGAAATCATGAAGGCAATGGATATATATGAGGTGAGCAGTCACAACAAGTCTGAACACATCTACACCTTCCCGAATGGCAGCATCGTGGAGTTCTTTTCGGTGGATGATGAGCAGAAGATACGAGGGCGAAAGCGTGATGTGGGATGGTGCAATGAAGCCAACGAACTATGGTTTGAAGATTTTCAGCAGCTCAACATGAGGACCGAGTCAAAGCTCATCTTCGACTACAACCCGAGTGAGTCATCATCCTGGTTGTATGACCTACCGATGGAGGAGAGCATCATCATCAAGTCAACATACAAGGACAACCCATTCCTCCCCGACAGCATCAAGCGTCAGATTGAGGACCTCAAGCGCACTGATGAGGCACTGTATCAAATCTATGCGCTTGGTGAGAAGGCAATCAGCAAGTCGAACATATATTCGAATTGGACCTTTGTGAAGCATCGACCCGCTCGGTTCGTCAACTTTGTATATGGAATCGATTTCGGGTACAACCACCCCACAGCACTGATAAGGGTGTACCACTGCGAGAATGACATCTACATCGAGCCTGTCATCTATGAATCGTATCTGACCACCACCAACCTCATCGCTCGAATAGATGAGCTGAGCATCGAGAAGTATGTCACCATCGTGGCTGACTACGCTCGACCTGAAATCATTGCCGAGATGAACAACGCTGGGTACGATGTGATGAACGCCAACAAGGTGGTCAAGAAAGGAATCGACAACATCAAAACCTTTGGGGTGTGGTGTCAGGATGACCCGAGAGTCAAAAAGGAATACGAAAACTACAAATGGAAAAAGGTCGGGGACCTCATCATGGATGAACCTGTGAAGCTGTACGATGATGCCATGGATGCCATCCGATATGCGACCACTCACATTCGCCAAGAGTACTATACCGATGATTCATACTTCGCCTTCTAAACACTTGACATCAAATCTGCAACATAGGATATGGCAATATACAATCAATCATGGCTCCATACCATACTGCATGACCTCAATGGGTCGGTGGTCAATGAGTCACTTTGGCAGTCAATCTGCTTTCACTATGGAATCACAGCAACGGTCAATGGGTCATGGCTCCAAGCACTGTGCGAGTTCTTTGATGTCAACCACGATCTCGGTGAGGGATGGATTCAATCCTTGGCTGAGGACTTCGGTGCGACTGCTCCAGTCAACGGATCGTGGATTCAGGCTCTTGCTATGGAGATACAAGCGAATGCTGATTTGATTGACCTACTGATTGCGAGAATCAATGCCGAGGGTGGAGTCCTGGAGGCAGAGCCTTGCCTTGAATTAACATTAAACCAATTTGATATATGAGCCTATTAGACACCGCTTCCTTAATAGTAACGCCAAACGGATATAAAGAGGGCAAACTTTATTCCGTTATTCCGTCGGACGGAAGTGGCGACTTGTCAGTAACAAGAGCGACCACCGCAACAAGAGTTAACTCAGCTGGCTTGGTGGAGTTAGTGCCTTACAATTTGCTTTCATATAGCGAAGATTTTAGCAATTCAATTTGGAATAAGACCGCTTTAAGCATTTCTACAAATAGCACCACCGCACCAAACGGAAGCACAACCGCTGACACAATCACAAATAGTTCGTCTTCGGGTATTATTTTACAAACTTATTCATCCGTCAATACTTCTCAAATAGTTACGCATTCCGTTTATTTGAAGCGTACCAACAATGACTGGGCAGTACTTGCTATTGCTCGAAGTGGTGCAACTACTTATGGAGAAATGTATGTTTGGTTTAATTTGTCTACGGGTGTAGTAGGTGGTAACCTACCCGATGGTGCAGCAGTTATTTTAGATACTGAAATTGAAAATGTCGGGAATGGTTGGTATCGTTGTTCAGTTACTGGATATGTACCGAATGCAGTTGCATATACTGCGTTTATGCTTTACCCTGACGGAAATAATTCTTTTACAAGGGTTACAGGTCAAAGTGTTTACGCTTGGGGTGCTCAACTTGTCGAAGGCTCAACCGCTAAAGACTACCAAAAAACGGAAACAAGACTAAACATCCCAAGACTTGACTACTCAAACGGAACTTGTCCAAGTTTGTTAGTAGAACCGCAGAGGACAAATTTACAAACATATAGCGAAGCATTAACACCTAATTTTACATTTAATCAATGTTCAATTACTTCTAATCAAATAGGTCCAAATGGATTAAATAGTGCAAAAAGAATAACAAACGGAGCTACTGCAAACGATGTTTATTTTGAACAATCAGTTGGTATTGCCGTAAATACTTATACTTGGAGTGCTTATGTAAAACAAGGAACAGACGCTTCAGCAACTATAAAACCCGTTCACGTTGGTATTGGCGGGGATGTTAGTTTTATGGATTTTAATTTTGCTTCTGAAACAATAATCACATCGGGTGCAATTACATCTAGTGGGTTTACCGCATTGGCTAACGGATGGTATAGAATTTATTGTAGTGTTCCAATTACTCTTGCGGTAATTAGTTTACGCGGTCGCTTTGGAAATTCAAACACACCTAATGTTTACAATGAATGGTTTGGAGTGCAATTAGAGCAAGGTTCATACCCAACATCATACATACCTACAACCTCAGCAAGTGTAACACGCAACGCAGACGTAATATCAAAGACGGGTATCAGTTCGCTTATCGGTCAAACGGAGGGGACATTGTTCTTGGATTTTATTGCTCCAAATGGTACCGCACCAATATTAATAAATTTAGCAACCTCAAATCAAACTTATTTAGAGGCAATATATTTAGAATATGACCCAATCAATAGTGGGTTATCTTCGCGAATATGGACAAACGGAAGTCTTGTTGGTGGTGTTACTGCTAATGGTATTATTAAAGGCAATAGGTATAAAGTTGCTTTAGCATATAAAGCTAATGATACAAGTATGTATATTGATGGTTCTGCTATTACTGGAATGATTCAACCTAATGCAATACAAGCTAACTTATCTCAATTATATTTAGGTAATTTAGCTGGCTTAACTGGTAGCGAAACCTTTACTGGGTTGATTGGAAACGCCGCCGCCCTTTGGAAAACACGCTTGACTAACGCACAATTAGCAACCTTAACAACTATCTAATGAACATATATAAACTGACATACGAAAACAAGGACACCGCACTCGCAGACCTTAAAGCCAAAAACATTCTCATCGAGGTTGAGTTCAACGGAGAAAAACACGAAGCCTACGGAAACGGAGTACAAGCAGTTGTTGAAATTGGGTTGATTATGCTAACTCCTCCCGTAATGGAAGGAATGGAAGTAATTACCGAACCTATCTACGCAGACGGATATCACTACGACGTTATGTCAACTGAGCTTTACGAGTTCGGGGCTAACCTTGTAGAACCAAAGAACCCGAAACACGCATTTGCTGGTCATTCAATAAAAGAGGAATTCCCTTATGAGCCAAACTTCGATAGCATCACCCCAGGACTTTAGTCCAGCGTACAATCCGCTCAAGTTCATTGTTGATTCAACCAACAAGAACAACAGTGGCTTCAGGTATATATTCGACATCTATGAGGCGGGAACGTCAAACAAGATTGCCGAGTACAAAGTATTGCCACGCATCATTGATGGGTACGGTGAGCAAGATATGTCCAAGCTACTTCAGACACAAGTCTCATGGGATTTGGATACACTGTCAACCACCCACATTGGCGCACCCAACTCATCATATGAGTACGATGTCAAGGTTGGTGAGGAGTATGTGGCTGAGTTCACATACACATCATCACTGACCAATGCGAGTGGCAACACTCAAATCAACGTATCCAACACATTTGTTGCGGGTGACCAGGTTGTCATCACTCAAGCTGATGGTGGTGCTGCTAATCCTCAACTCGAAGGACTGCACACTGTGGTCAGTGCAACAGCGTCAACAGTGGTTGTCAACGTGGCATGGTCCACGATCACGAGTGCAACCATCGATGGTGTAGTCAAATACGCTGACAATCGCAAAGTCATCTTCAGAGACATCACCGAGTACGATGCCAACATTGCATACAACGGAGCTTTCAGATGGATGGATTGGGCAACATACGATGAGACTGATTTCACACTGAACCAACCCTCTGCATTGTGGTTGACAAATCAGCCGACCACGTTCTACATGACACCAGGACAAGATGCTTGGTTGAACCTACGCAAACCAAAGACAACATCAACTGTGCGCTTTGAGACTTCTCTTGGTGGTACATTCTCCAAGACCATCACCTCGGTTGATGAGATTGCACAGGTGGCTGTGGGTGCGGGGAACAATGGACTGTTCTTGACTGATGGTATTGATTGGTTTGACTTTTGGTTCGATAACAGCTCAACACTCGGTCAACAAGACTCGGTCAAGTATCGAGTGTACATCGACAGGAGAACGCTCATGGAGCAGTATCATATTGTGTTCCTGGATCGTCTTGGTTCATACTCATCATTCGCCTTCCAGCTCAAATCATATGAGCGAGGAGATGTCAGTCGTGAGGTGTTCAACCGAAAGGTCGAAGGCTTCGTCAATGGCTCTGACCACTGGACATACAACACTGAGGATTTTGGATTCAACCAACTCAATGTGAACGCAGTCAAATCACTTGACCTCAACTCTGATTGGATGACTCAAGACATGGCTCAATACTTCGAGGAAGTCATGACCTCACCTCAGACGTTCATCAAGAAAGTATCGTATATTTGTGGTGATACACTTCAGGTGGTTGAGTCAACGTATCAGCCTGTGATATTGAACACCAACTCATACGAGGTGTACAAGCAGCGCAACAAGAATCTCATCCGTCAAAACATCAATGTCAGATTCGCAAATCAGGACAACATAAATGGTTAAGATACAAATCAAATACTCCTCATCGATTGGCTCACAAGTCACTGCATTCGAGGACAGGGTCATTGCTGATGGTGGAGTATTCGAAGCACAGCAGTGTTGCATCGACTTTCTGAACACTCTCGGATATGACCAACAGGGTGGTGGATACCTTGATGTGAAGGAAGATACATCCTTCCCTCTGAACTTTGCAGTCGGAGACATCAGAGATTTCACCAAGCGCACAGGAACGTTCTCCAAGACCATCACATTGGTTGGAAGCAAGAACAACAACGAGATGTTGAACCACTACTATGATGTAAACATCCAAGCTGGTACATTCGACATCAACGCAATCACCAAGTGTGCAGTCATACAGGATGGCATTCCCATCATTGAGGATGCTTTGCTTCAGTTGTTGTCGGTCAAAAAGACTCAAGTCACCGATGCCTATGAGCAAGGGGTGGAGTATGAGGTCCTCATCAAGGACACTCGCATTGAGTTCTTTACTGCGATTACAAATGCTGAGCTGACTGACCTCGACTTCACTGACCTCAACCATACCTTCACAGCTGTTGACATCATCAACTCATTTCAAAATACTGTCACTGATGGCTTCAAATATGTGATGCCATTCGACACTGACAATGTGTTAAATGTTAGTCAATTCAAACCAGCTATCTATGCCAAGACCTACCTCGATAGGATATTCTCCTCAGCGGGTTTCCAATACGAGTGGTCAGGACTCGCAGCTGCACGATTCGATAAGCTGCTTATCCCATACAATGGTGATGAGAACAACTTTGATGCACAGGATTATTTGGTCGATGAGGAACTGACCACATCATTCACCTTCGTTGAGCCAACCAATACCTTTGGAGATTATGACCCGATAACGGGGTGGACCGAGATATCTGATATACAGGGTTTATTCAATCCATCGACAGGTGTGTTCACTGTGCCATTCAACACCAACGTATTCAGTGGTGAGGTGTTCATCATTGAGTATGAATTGAACTATGACTTCTACATCAACAACACAAATGGTGTAACGGTTTACAACAACTATAACGCATACACTGGCAGACCTCGATTGGCTACTGCATTCGGTTCATACATCGATCAGTTCGTCAACATAGATGACACTCAAATCATCGGCACAGGCTTTGCACTTGCATCTGGTGTGCATAGCTTCTCACCTCCATCATCAGGAACCAAGACAGGTGGCATCATCTTCGGTCAGAGTGCAGCGGGTTCAGGTGGACTCAACACTGGTGACACGATGAATATCAGCATCGGAGTTCAACAAGGATTTACAGCATGGTTCACAAACACAACCTTTCCATACACACCAGCACCGAATCCTGTCAATGCTGAAATCAAGGTGAACTCACTGCGTATCAAGATACTTCCATCAACCAACATCCAAGTGATTGGCGGTATCCTGGACATCAACCAATATGTGCCGCTCAAGATTAAGCAATCCGACTTTGTCAAGTCTATCTTCACCATGTACAATTTATATGTTGACATCGATGTGGACCAACCAAACAAGCTCATCCTCA